AATCAATAACTAAAAATATGAAAAAGAAAATTAACCTAGATGAAATCGTAGAGGGTGGAGAAGAAACCTTTTACTCGAGTATTATTGTATTAATATCCTGCCTGTTCGGGATCGTATTATTAATGTTAATCTTATCGGGGATCGTAAGCTAATGCCAAAGTATAAAGTAGAATGGAAAGAGTTGGTCACCTACTCAGTTGAGGTGGATGCATTTAATCCCCACGAAGCACAAGATTTAGCACAGTGTGACTATGGTCACGATGACGAGGTCAAGTGTGAGTACTACGATGGGTCAATGCAAGTAGAAAGGTTGGATCAATGGAATTAAGAATGCAACCTTGGGACGATAACAACGATTGTTATCTCAGTCAGACCACTGTTCGGGATCGTGCTTACTACTCAGTAAGGGAACACGAAAGGTGGGAGGTCAGAGTCTATGTAGTTAAAGATGCAGGCACATCAGTATATGATTTAACTGATCAAGAGTTTGCAGATAAGGCAGAGATAGACGGCACTGTATTTACTATGGATGGCTTCATCAAAGAGGTACAGTTATACACAGGTATCACAGATAAAGATGCAGTAAGATGGATCTTGACAACTAAAAATACTTAACACATTATTAACACTATGGAAAAGATAACACTACACACATATCCCAACGGGTCAGCATCCCGTTGTGGAGATGATACGATAGTTCAAAAACTATTAGGCAATGGCAGGTTCACTGACATTTATGTTCACGAGTTAGAGGATGGAGATCGATATGTCTATCCTGTTAATAAGGAACTACCACCGATAACTGACACAGAGATCATCGAGTACTTAATCAAAAACCGAATAGACTTTTGGTGGGATGAGCTAACCGATGATCCCTACATCAGAATGTTTAAACCGATCGAGGGCAAAGAGGGATACGAAAGCCAACAGCTACTCGGTGAAGCAGAGGGGTTTCAGAATTTACGGGAAGCCGTGTCGTACCTAATCGAAATGGAAGAACTGTAATATTCGTATTAATATATTGACAAGTGTAGAAGAGCCATCCTTAATTTGAGGATGGCTCATTTTTATGATTGTAACAACGAACCTTTCTTGCACGAGGATGTCACTACCCCTGCACAAGCAAAGAAGCAAAAGAAAGTATACCCCTCAGTGACAACAATCCTATCTATAATGAAAGATAGTTTCATCGATAACATCTATCGACCCCGAATGATGACAGACCTAGCTCGTAAGTACCCCGACTTGGTATGGCAAGAGATCGAGAAGCTGTGCTACGGCACACGAGAACACCCCGTAACAGGTGATACAGTTTACTCGAGTGACTTTGGTACAGCAGTACACCACGAGATCGAGAAGCAGGTGTCAGAGTTAATTGTACCGACAAACGAATGGGAGGAGGACTGTTGGTCAGAGTATGCCTATCCATTTATTAGTTGGATACAGGAAAACAATGTGATCCCCGTTGCAGTTGAAGAGCTAGTCAGTTGTGATAAGATTAAGACAGCAGGATCAGTAGACTTTATTGGTTACAAGGATGATAAGATCGTACTGTGTGACTACAAGGTAAGAACAAATACTAAAGGTAAAGCTAAGACCTACCCCAAGGACTGTTATCAGTTAGCTATCGAGGCTGACATCATAAGAAATAAAAGCCACCTTGATTATCTACCCGAATGTATCAGTGTCGTGATCGATGCTGATACACGGGAGCATTTCCACAAAGTGTGGAGTGACAAGGATAAGAAAGAGGGGATACAGATCTTCAAGCATTGCTCTAAACTTTATTGGAAAACTAGAATGTAATGATTATGCCTAACGAACAAACAGATGAAAACTATGCAATCCGATTAGAGGGATTAGATAACTGTATCGTAGGTGTCGATACGAATGGATATTATATCTATGACTATGGACAACTACTGTACCACTTCATTGAGGTGGAGAAGATGAAAGAATCAGAAGCAGTCGAATGGATTGACTACAATATCCTTGGACTGATGTCAGAGACTAAGAAATTTATAGTGATGTTTGATGAGTGGGATGAATAACAAAGCATCAGATACATATGAGAACCGATGCAAAGGCAGGGTAGCTGAGGATTTATTCGAGGCTTACTGTAAGAAGAAAGGCATTAGGTTTATCAGGGCAGGCTTCGATGAGAAGAATGAACCTATGAAAAGATACTTTGATATACACCCTACACTAAGATCTATCCCCGACTATATGGTTGAGAGTAAGGACGGATCAATCTCTTGGGTACACATCAAAGGCACAGGTAACTTTAAGATCAATGATCTATTCCTGTACCACGAGTTCAATCAAAACTTAAGAGGCAACTGCAATATGTTTATATGCTTTTGTTTTCGTGGGCAAGACCCTATCTTCAAGACCTTTGAATCCATACAGAAACAACTTACAGGTAAGACCATAAAAGAGTGGCACGATGGTAAGCAGTATATACATTTAGATCTATGAAACAGTACACCATTTACTACAAACATTTTGATATGAATCCCGACTACACGGGATCAACAACCCGATGGGCAAGAGATGCAAAGCAAGCTGTATCTTTTTTATGTAAAGGTCAGCCCTCAAAGGAGGGATATGCTTCAACTAAAAAGGGAGCAAGAATTAAAATAATAGAAATCGAGGAGCAATAATGGGTAAAGGAATGCAACCAAAGAAAGGGTACAACCAAGAGTTGTATGACTCTAATTACGATGACATTGATTGGTCTTCTACTAGAAAGAAATCTAATGAGAACAATAAAACTACTAAGCAAAAGAGCAAGTGAGTTATCTACCAAGCAACCGACTAAAAGATTGGAGAAAAGAAAACGAACCAAAGGTTTGTCCAATCCTAAAAAAAGAAACAGATGATTGGGTTGTCGATCACGACCACACCAATGGAGAGATCCGAGGTGTGATCAGTCGAGAAGCTAACAGTCTGATAGGTAAGATTGAGAACACATACAAAAGTTTGTGCAAGGGATCACCCGAAGATCTGCCCGGGGTATTGGAAAATATACACAGCTATCTAATGCAAGAGAGTACAGGGATCTTACACCCGACAGGACTCACACAATTAACCAAACGGTTTACTCGTAATCTAAAAGCAGACGATCAAAGGTTTGCACTCAGAGCAATGGGTGCAAAAAAAAGTGAAATTAATGTTTGCAATAACTCGAGAGATCGTTCAAGATTGTTTCGTTCATTACTTAAAACACATTATGAATCAAATAACAGAACCAAAAATATTACAGTCGATCCAAACGGAACTCAAAGCACCCAAGGGTCAGACTAATAAATTCGGTGGATACTCATACAGATCTGCTGAAGATATAATCGAGGCTACTAAGCCTTTGCTTAACAAGTATAACTGCTTCCTTACTATCAGTGATGACATCGTTGAGGTAGGTGGTAGAGTATATGTTAAGGCTACTGCTACACTACACCAATCACACGGTGATGTCATAGCAGAAACCACTGCCTTTGCTCGGGAAGCCGAGACTAAGAAAGGTATGGACGAGGCACAGATCACAGGGTCTGCTTCCTCTTATGCTCGTAAGTATGCACTCAATGGATTGCTATGTATCGATGATACAAAAGATCCCGATGCTACAAACACACACGGCAAACAAACTAACCATAAACAAAAACCAACTAATACGGAGGACTTCCTATAATGTCTGACAAAACTTATGATAATACTAATGGGGGAGCATTGTTCCCTAACGATCGGAAAGAGAAAGAAACTCACCCCGATTTTCGTGGCTCTATTAATGTCAATGGTACTGACTATTGGATTAAGGGGTGGAAGAAAGAAGCTAAGACAGGTGCTAAGTACTTGAGCCTAGCTGTTCAGCCAAAGGTTGAGGCATCAACCACACCATCAGTTGACACAGATCCATTTTAATGAAAGCTGAACCACACGACAAAGTTCTAGGCTTCACCGAATCTGATCCTCGTTGGTATGACAAGGATTGGTGGGATGAGTTTAGACAGGAAGAGGTGGATCGTATCCTATCTTTAACTGCTGATAAGAACTCTGACTACACGGGTGGTGAATCAACTGACAATCCATTTGCAAACTTTGACGGATCATCTGAGTTCGGGGTTGACCCACTCATAGGTGTCGGGATCAGAATGCAGGATAAGTTTCAAAGGCTCAAAGCCTTTTGCCGGGATGGAAAATTATCACACGATACTAAGGGTGATACCATCAAGGATATATACCGTGACCTAATCGGATACTCATTGATTGCTTTGGGTATGATCGAGAGGTCAGAAAACACACAGTAATTTATTGGTATAATAATTGTTACCCTCGGACACCCGGGGGTAACTTATCAATACTAACAATAAACATACTAACTATATGCCAAATACATTAGAAGCCATACACGATGCTGTTTCACTAGCAAACAGATTCCACACACAAATCGAATCAAAAGGTTTAACCGAAGATTCTAGACTTAACTTAAAATACTTGGGTCAATGCATTCGTTCTATGGACTTCATCTTATCTAAAAACAATGATGGAGAACACACAGAACCTAGCCCCGAACAATCTTGATGCCGAAGAGGCAGTCATTGCTTGTTGTTTAAAAGCAGAAGATACCACAATCTACGAAGACATATCTCAGCTACTAAACCAAGAAGACTTCTACCTCTACAAGCACCAACTAATTTTCAAATCACTTACCAATCTGTTCGATCAGAAACTTCCATTGGATGAGATCCATCTGATGGAAGATTTGAAGAAGAACAATTCACTAGATGAGATTGGTGGTGTCGGTGAATTACTTAGGATACAGGACAGAGTTGAAACAACAATGTCATCCAAGTACTTTGCAGATATAGTCAAGGAGAAAGCCCGGCTTCGGGCTATGCTCCGTAGCTATAGAATTGCTACCGAAAAGATTGAGAGAGAGGAAGACACATCCGAACTTATCAAAGAACAGGTAGACGAAAACCTATCAGCATTAACATTCGTAGCTGAGAAACCTAACGACCTCAAGGATTCTGCTGATCAGATCAAGCAAGAGTTCAAGAGTATGTTAGAGGGATCGTACGAAACTGATGCAATCAAAACCGGGATACCACACCTAGACGATAAGCTAGGCAGTGGAGGTATCAGTGCCGGTGAGGTGGTTACCTTATCAGCACCTACATCCTGTGGTAAATCAGCACTAGCTCTTAATGTAGCACTCAAGTGTGCCACTGCTAGTGAATCACCCTGTGCTATCTTCTCGTTGGAGATGCCACAGAAACAGATCACTAAACGAATGGTGCAGATCCTTGCCGGGGTAAACATCAAACAGATACAGGACAAAGTTATATCAGAAGATAATATGGCATTGGTAGACAATGCTATTGATAGACTGCACAGCTTACCTGTATACACATCTCACACCGTACGATCAGCTAAGGATCTAGGCAATCAGCTTAAGAAACTTGTAGAGAAACACGGTGTTAAATTAGCTGTCATCGATTACCTACAACTCATACCATTTGATAGTAAACGAATGGGTAAGGCTGAGGGTATAGCTGACATATCACACAAGATTAAACAGATAGCTCTTGATCTAAACATCGGGATCTTATTGCTTGCTCAAGTAAATCGTGAGGGTGCAAAGAGAGAGTCCGGTCTTAGCTTGTATGATCTAAAAGATTCCGGGGACATTGAGAACGATGCTGATGTTGTTCTACTTATGTACCCAAAGCACGGGGACTTTGAGGATTCCAAGCAGGTAGATAAGAAAGGATGCTACACTGAACTAGAATATAAACTTGCCAAGAACCGTGAGGGTGAACGAGGCACAACAGGAACTTTTAAATTCTACCATTCAATAGGTAGATTCTATTAATTATGAACAAACTAGAAATATTAACTAAGACTGCTGAAGCAGTTGGATCTGACTACAAGGTTGTGGTTGGAGAAAGACGAACAAGGAAAGCATCATTTGCTAGAGACATATGTTGTTTTGTTTTACATATCCTCGGGTTTACACACGATGATATAGGTAGAGGTATCAACCGGGATCGGGCAACAGTAACTCACTGCATCAAGAGAGTTAAGTCCCGGATCTTTCAAGACAGTAATCAAGGAAAACTTTTGAAGATGAGGGTGAGGAATTTACTTGACCACGATCTCAATCTTCACTTTATTAATTTAGAGGAATATAATAATGAAGAGCTTGCTGAGGAGAGCAGGTAAAGGTAATGGTCTAATTCTCTTCAGGTAAGTGGTAACAGTAATGTCCACGAGGTTATAATAATATTTCCTAGTTAAATCCTCAGTGTGTGGTAACCCTCTCGTAATTCGAGGGGGTTATTTTTTATCTGTAATACTGCCTTGTATCTTCCCTTGGCTCGAATGGTTCGGGCATAAAGCCACCACTCCTAGGATATACTTGATCATCGAATGATGGATACCTTTGTATATCCGGGAAGCTCTCACCTTTCATCTTTCTTTGTATCTCCTTGAGGTTTCTCTTATCTGCATTTGGTCCACGATAATATAACCACTCCTTGATACCTGCCGGTGCTAACTTTAATAGTTCACTAGTATCCTCGAATGCTCTGCCTAGTGTGTCGAAGATACTAAATCCTGCCGGTGTTATAAAGTTCATTAAAGCTGTAACAAGACCGTTCTCACCAAAGTCTCTTATGTTATATCTATTGATCAAGAAGATCTGTAGTGCATTATCAAATGCTAGATCGTCTAGATATATTGGTTGACCTCGTACAAATTTTCTTACCACATCTGCACCTGTACCGATTATGGTCATAAAGAACATAAGCCTTACCAACTCTTCAAGACCCTCGATACGAGTAGCAAGGTTACCCTTTCTACCTGTGGTTATCTCCGGGATAATTTTGTTAATGGCTTTTCTTCTTGCAAATGATAGTAAGACTACAGAGAAAGATCTTAGTGTATACAGTATACGAGAACCCGGCTCCCTATTATATTTAAGAGGCATCTCGAATCTACCAATAGGTTGTGTGTCAGCTAGATCATTGTATATAGCTTCTAACACAAAGTCATTTACCTTGTCTGCTTTTAATCCTGCAATGGTATATATGTAATCATTACCTTGGATGAACTTCAGTTTACTTACTAGGTTCTTGTATGCATCAGAGTTCTTATCTGCTCGTGCATCTGCTTGCATCGATAAGTAAGATGTGTTCATAGAACTTTCCTTTAGGAATCTATCTGCTCTACGGAATACATTAATAGTATGTACGAAATCCTGTCCCTTTTGTAAGAACTTATTTACTCCCTTTCCACCTGCCTCTAACTCGGGAGCAATGTAACTTCCTGCTTTACCAATCTCTTCTAGTACTACCCTC